AGTACCACGGCAAGTGCCTCGCTGTATATGGGCGACCAATCCTCAAGGAGTTAAAAGTGCTGTAGTTGGTTACCTTGTGCATAGCCAATGTGGTGTCCACCTGTGCGTCAAAATAAAGATTGTCAAGAGGTTTGTTCCACCATTGCAGTTCCCACTTATAAACCTTCCTTGAAAAATCATCATCGGGAAGGTCGTCAATCTCCAAAGAAACACCAATCCTATCATAAGTGGGATACTTCTCCAATCCCCTCGACATAACATCAATAAAATCGTCAGGGATGCCTGTTAAATCAAGGTCTGGGTCGGTCAGGATATAGTTCCCACTTATCCCCAAGTCACGAAATAGCCATTGCTCCCAGATGACTTTGTGCCCATAGTTCCTGTCCATAATAAGTACCCTGTATGGGCAATTCTTATACCACTCATCAAGAGGCTTGTAGTCGGAATGGTTATCTATGATAACAACATCAAGGCCATGACTGGACAACCATTCGGCGGTCTGCTTGGTTAGTGTGAGGCGATTATAGTTAATTATTACAGCTTTCATTATTAGTTCCTTCTAATTTTCTGCAAAGTTAAGTATAATATTTGAATTATGCAATACTTTTGATTAAAAGTTTTCTTTTTTCGTTCACCTTGCTCAAAAGGCGACAATCAAGAACATACTCCCAAGAGATTTTTAACTGCTTCTCAAAATCAAGATTGCCACTAAGACATTCATCCATCCTCTCAAAATAACTTGACGGGTCTGTGTACTTTATTCCCCCTTGTATGTCCCAATGAAAAGGGCATACAGTTACTGCACCTGCATAAGTAGCCTCTATAAAAGCTATCTCTGAACGGCAGGAGTTGAAGGCGTCAAAACTTATGGGTGCGTGAACAATCTTTGGAGCAATGGTTTGTATCTTGTGGAAGTAATAAATAGTGTCTGCCGGTTCTATGTACCCTTTCTTTTCCGAGAGAAACCACGGATAATAGCCCATAAAATCAAACTCGAAATCAGGGTGCTTATCTATCAACTCGTTTATCTCTTTCCCATAAAGCCACAGATTGAAGATGTGAGAATCCGAACCCCTCCATAAAACTCGGTTGTTCCTTGTCCATACTTTCCTGTATTTGAGCAAAGCATCATCAATGGCATTAGGAATAACAAAGACATTATTAACAGAAAGACCATTATATTCAAATGCCTGTTTTATCCCAAGAGTGGAAACAGAAACCGCATCTGACATTGTAACCATCTTCTTTATACTGTCCCTTGTTTCTTGCTTCGAGTAGAGCATAAAATATTTATTTTCAGGAGAAACATTTAAAAGATTGTCATCGTAATCAACCCAAAGACTCTTGCCACAAGCCTTGACATAAGAACAAAGAGTGAGAGCCTCCCTCGTAAATGGTCTTTGAAAGAAAATAATATCATATTGAAGAATGACAGACCAATCAATAACATTCTGTGTCCAGTTTATAATGGTTATCTCACTCCCTGAGATTTTGCTCAGGGAATGAGAGATACCAGAAGAACGATAATAAGCATTAGCCTCTGTAGGATTCTGACATATAAAAAGTATTTTTTTCATATAATGCTCTATTTTTCAGTAGCACTAACATCAAGAGCCTCACGAATCATTTGTATCTCTTTCTCCTTGTCGATAATAAGTTCATTATTCTCAATAACAGATTCAAGACTCATAGTACCTTTCTCGTAAGACTCGTTGATTGTCTTAATAATCATCTCCAAATCTTTTGGAACATATGGGGTTATGATAGGATTACATCTTATCTCTTTTATCCCCGACTCAAGAGAGGGTTTAATGACCTTTCCAATAGCGGTTGCTAAAAGATTAATCTCCCTGACAAGACCAAGAGAAAAATCATCCCCCTTTGACTTGGCAGCCATAGTGGTACTGATAAATAGAAGCTTGAGAGCCAAAGCGGAAAGGTTTCCTATCCCGTTTACCTTGTCAAAAGAAATCTCAGCCGTGTTACTCAAAAGACATATCATTTCTCTCAGGTTGTTTATTTCAAGCTTTATACTTTCTGGAGGAGTGTTTAGAGCCAAGTAGTTTGCTCTTGCCCCTTCCGCAAGTTCGAGTATCTTTCCCGACTCACCCTTCTGCGAAAAACCAAGCACCTGACCCATAACGGCAAGGATTGGAGAGCCAAAATAATCATTCATATCACCGTGATTGGAGATAATCTCCTCAACACGAGAAATCATAGACTGAACATTATACCACTCAGGCGCATCTTGTGACCAATAGATAGCCATTATCTTTCCAACAGGATTGGGAACGGGGTTGGGAAGAACCTTATCCCCATCGGTGAGAGTGTCAAGAACCCACTCGCCCTCACTTTTTACATAATAATAGTCAGCAATATCTGTGTAAATATCAAAATGGTCTATGTCAACATCTTTCCCATCAATAAACCCTTTTGTCTTGTACTCCCTGCCAAAAGCAACCAAATCATCCATCTCGTTTTTTAGAGGATAAAGCGTGTCGCCAAGAAAAGGAGAGAGCGTCTTGCACCTCAAGGTAAGGTCATTATTCTTTTTAACGAAGTACCAGAGCCTTGCACACTCCATCTCGGACATCATCTTCTCGAGTGTTTCCTTGTTCTTGTACTCAATCTTGTTGTCATAAAGAATATCATTCAAAATATCAATTATCTCGCTTGACTTCTTACTCTTGAAAGTAATATTATAGTTTACAGGATTTGTTAGCATAAAGGACTTTCTCTGAGAAACAATGTATTCCTGATAAGACATACCTATCCTCACAACAGGTACAGATGCCTTTATCGTTATGGGATTGCCACCCTCATCAACCTGCTCGGTGTCCTTGTTGATTATCTTATCCATCCTTATGTTTGGGTTAAGCACATCGTGTTGCCCCACATCGTACTGCTTGACAACATCTTCAATCTCGACCTTGAACTTAGGTCTTGTAAATAGTGCCCTTTTCTTCTCGAAATCTGCACCGTGTAAAATAGCTGAATAATTCATTTTTTAAAAATTTAGTTTATTATTATCTTAAGTACCCTGACAATCTGGCTGCCGATATATGACCTTGTGTCCTCTGCGGATAAAAACACATTGACAATGAGTCTGCAAAATCCGTAGAGAACCCTAAACGTTTCTTTATATCATCCTTTGCCTCTATCTGTATCTTGCCCGTAGAAAGAATAAGGTATCGTATCTCCCTGCACTCTTGAGAGAACCTCGTGTTGGGCGGGAGGGCTGCTCCTGTGTTGTTGACAGGGTTAAGCCAATCTCTCATTGCCCAAAAAAGATATGCCCTCATATTGACAAACTCGTGAACACCCGTTACATCACGCAACCCAACAGCAGACTCGGAGTTCTTGCAGGAGTGAACTCTGTTTCGAAAACCCATCTCCACTAAACGTGAATAAACACCGGCACCCTCGCCAATAGTGTCAATATAAGCCATACTCTTGTAGTTCTGCGTGAGTTTATTTCTCACAACACCAACTATGTGCATCTGGTCAGCCTTGCCCTGTGCCTGATGGACATCAAAACCCAAAACATAACTGCCCATCTTCTCGCAGATAACGGATGAATCCCTACCCATACCTGCCACATCGACACCAAACTGCTTGGGGCACGACTTGATAGTATCCATATCCCTTTGTTGCTGCCACCTCTCATTTGCCAACTCAATCCATCGTGGGGGAATAAGAATATCTTCAGACACTTCGGGGAACATACCCCTCACCTTAACCCTGAAAAGGTCATTGGGTCGGTAAAGAACACCCTCCCACCTGAAGTCACCCTTGCCCTCGTCAAACTCATCCTTTTTTATCGGTTCGCACCAAGTGGAAACCTTGTCCTTGACCCACTCATAATCCACCTGACCAGCTATAATCACTTTCTTCTTCTTCACATTAGGTGCGTTAAGGTCATCTAACCTGAAGGCCTTCCATCGAGGAGAGGTCATTGCCCTCGCTGCATAACCGATAGAGGTATTGGGGTTGAAAAGCAAGAGTATCCTCGAATTGCCTTGTAGGTTACCCTCTATGGCGTTAAAGACAATCTCAGAAAGACCTGATGCCTCTGTTACAATGAACATAGTGTTCGCAGCATGGAAGCCCGACCATACCTCCGTGTTGGTGTCGTCAGCCTTGAAGCCCGTCAGAAACCACTCGTCAAAGTCTGTCCGTATGTCATTGCCCACAAGACGACCAGGAAGAACCTTAGCCCTGTTGAAGAGCCTCGTCACCTCTGGGTACATAACATTGTCTATCTGTCTTGCCGAAGGGGCTGTCAGGGCGACCTTTGTGTTCTCAACAAGCACACCGTGTTCATCAAAGCGAGGAGTGAGATAGAGAAAGCATATAGCCGCAACCGCTCCTACAAAGTCCTTACCTCGTGCCGTACCAGCTGCCACTGCAACCATCTTGTTATCTTGCACGGCTCTAAGGATAGCCTCCTGTTCCTCATCCAACCTGACCTTGAGAACATCCTTTGCAAAAAGACACCAGTCCTTCTGCCACGAAAGGAAAATATCAACCTGTGTTTCGTTTGGGTCTTTTGCTTTTGTCATTTTTTAGAAGCTTCTTTGATTAGTTGCAGAAAAGGATTAATCATTATATTCGTGTCCCCCTTTGAGTTATCAGTCCAACCCTTGTTCTTGAGAGCAAAGATTGCCCCCACAGGTGTTGGTGAGTGCAGCCTTGCCTCATAGGCTGCCTCTACTCTTAAACGGGCAAGAGCAATGAGATACCCGAACTTGGGATTTTTCTCGTAGGACATCATATCCTGCCTTGACTTGAAACCAAGATAATAAGCTAATCCTGCGTCTGTGAATACAGTCATTGTTTCCTCTCCGTTCTTTGTCCTGAAAGTAAGTATCTCTCCTTTGCTAAAGTATTCATCAATCTTGTTCTGTAACTCCCCTATGGTTCTGTAATAGTATCTCACGGGGGCGTTTAACTCTGTCCTTCTTCTTACTATCGTACCCTCTTGAGTGGTTATTATAGCACCCTGCTCATCATCCTCTTCCACCTCCTCAACGGCAACCTCTTCAACCTCTTCAATAGACTTTACATCTTTGTATTCCTCCAAGATAAGTTTTGGCTTAGTTGGTTTCTTATGTTTGACCACTTTCTCTTTTTTTACCTTCTTCTTGCCATTTGGTTTACTTTTGCACCCCAAAGGTCTGCCCCTCTTCTTTGGAGGGGTGTCTATTATTTCCAAATTATCATCTTCCATATTATTCTTTCACTTCAATAACCCAAACCCCATTTCTTCCCCCAAGCTTATGCGGGATATGATTAGATGGCAAAAGATTACTCTTGCATCTCCTCTTAACTGTTTCAGGACAAACGAATTTACCTCCCAACTTGAACCTCTCTGAATACTCTTTCACTGTTAAAATCATAATACAATTAGTTTAAATTTAGACAAAAGTATGGTAAAAAAGTTTTGGTTCCAAATATTTTTCCGCATTTTTGCATAAATTTTTTAAAAATATATTATAAACTGAAATAAATACACACTAAAAACAACAATTAATTAAAATTTATGAAAGAAAAAATCTTAGCTTTTCTCAAAACCAAACTTAATGGGGTTGCAGAAAGCTACCTTAATGGGATTGCCGAGTTTTACAGCAAAACCATTACGGAAGAAACTAAAATCGAAAGCACACTCAATGACCAAATAGAGTTGCTTCGGGAAAATGCAAGGTTGTTACAGTCAGAGGCAGACAGAAGAGTGACCGAGGCTGTGCAAACTGCAAAGAAAAACGAATGGAAAAGATTAGGTCTTGACGAGAACGGAAATAAATCTGTTCAAAAAACACAAGAACCTGAACATCCTGAACAAAAAGATGAAATCGAGGAGAAACTAAAAAAACTACTCGAACCACTACAAGCCGAGATTGAAGGTTACAAGAAAGAAAAGGAACAGACACGACTTTTTAAGTCCCTCGAAGAAAAACTTAACGGTAAAGTTCCAAACACATTCTACAAAGGGAGAACTCTTGAACTAAATGAGGACAACCTTGAAACGATAGCCACAAGTCTTGAAACGGAGTTCAATAGTCTGAAAGACGACCTTGTGAAAAGCGGTGTTATAATCAAAGTTCCCGTAACACCTGCATCACCAAAAGAGGAATCGAAGATTGGAGAACAGATTGCCGAAAGGCAAAATCAAACAGGAACAGGACAGGCAGATAGCTTTCCTGCAAAGAAAATTTAAACTAATTTAATAATATGCAAATAACAACTGACACTATTAAAGGGAAGAAGGTTATCTTTGATAGCATCCTCGATGAAGTTGTTGGAGGGGTATCGTTACCTGTGGCAACACTTGACTACCTGACCAATAATGCTAATGTGGATAAAAGGTATCTCCCGGCAGGAACACCTGTCTATGTGGACTTCACAGCAAGAACGGCTACTGTTGCCAAATCGACAATAGCCCTTGCCTCAAGTACCGCACAGGCAATACGTGTTCCTAAAAATCATCATTTCAAGGTAAATGATATTCTCAACGATGGCACAACAGGTGCTACAATAACAGGAATAACCACTACTGTTGCAACCTACGACACTATTGCTGTAGATGCTAACCTTACTTATGCAGAGAACACCAAGTATTTCCAAGGATCTGCAACTGGAACAAACGCAACACTAAAAGTTACTCCTAATGGTCTGACAAAAGACGAGGTTTATCTTGCCGATGGCAACGCCGATGTGGCTGTTGTTCTCGCAGGACAAGTGAGGGAAGCTGCTCTTACTTATCCTTTACCCGCACTTTATGCAGCAGCACTCAGAGGAACAAAATCTTTAATAACACTCGTATAATTATAAGCTTATGAAAACACAGATTATAGAAGGTTTGACTCAGGGTGCGTATGAATCGTATCTGAATAAAAGGCAATACGAAGAACTGTATTGGCCTACATTCTTCCCTATCAAGAATGTGAATACTCTTGATAGCAAGACACTCATAGGAGAAGAAGGCTCTCGTGTGGCTGCCGCTATCATCTCTTACAACGCAAAAGCTCCGGAAGCAACAAGGAGGTCAATGTCCACAAAACATTTTGATATTCCCAAGATTGCATACAAGAGGGTAAAAACCGAGAATGAGATTCTCG